GGCTGAAATTTGGTCTTACATGATGAGGATTTTCTAGGAAATGCCAGGTCCAATACCGAAAGACCCGGCTTTACGGGCCAGAAAGAACAGAACTCCGGGCCATGCAATGTTGACGATGGACCCGGAGCAAAAGCGGCGCGTGCCGGCCTTGCCGAAGCTGACAAGGCTAGTCGAAGGCACCGAGCAGCGCGTCGAGTGGCACAAGATGACGCGGGCGTGGTGGCGTGACGTGTGGCTTTCGCCGATGGCCGACGAATACCTGGATGCGGATGCACACGGACTGTACCGGCTCGCCGTACTGGTTGATGAGTTCTGGAACGCCCCTAGCGAGAAATTAGCTGCCGAGATCCGGTTGCAACAACAATGTTTCGGCCTGACGCCGATTGACAGGCGGCGTTTGCAGTGGGAAGTCGAACGGGTGGAGGCGGTTGTCAAGCAACGACCGCCGCGGCGCAGCGAAGCGTCGAACGAACCGATTGAAGATGTGCGCAGCGTGTTGAAGGTACTGACTGGATGACCGTACTCATGGTGCCGCCGATCACGGATGAATGGCCGACGTTGGGGCCGCAAGTGTGCGACTTCATCGAGGGCTATCTCGTGTTCGGACCCGGCGACCTGCGCGGGCAGCCGGCGCGGCTAGACGACGAAAAGCGGGCGTTGGTGTATCGCATGTACGAGGTCTATCCGCAGGGGCATCCGCAGGCAGGCCGACGGCGCTTCAAGCGGGCGGCCTTGTCGCTGCGCAAGGGCTCGGCTAAGTCGGAATTCGCCGCCTGGATCGCGGCTTGCGAGCTGCACCAACATGGTCCGGTGCGCTGCGACGGTTGGGACGCTTACGGGCGGCCTGTCGGCGTTGGCGTGACTGATCCGTATGTGCCGCTGGTAGCCTACACGGAAGAGCAGTCGGATGAACTGGTTTATGGTGCGTTACGCGTAGTCTTATCATACAGCAGCTTGGCCGATGATTTTGACATCGGCATGGAGCGTATTCTGCGCAAGGGCGGCGACGGCAAGGCGGTCAGCCTGGCGACCGCGCCGGATGCGCGCGACGGCGCGCGCACCACGTTTCAGGTGTTTGACGAGACACATCGTTTTACGCTGCCGAGATTGCGCCTGGCGCATCGCACAATGATGGCGAATATCCCGAAGCGTAAGTTGTCGGATGCCTGGAGCCTTGAAACGACTACGGCGCCAGCGCCGGGTGAAGGTTCGGTTGCCGAGGATACGATGGACTACGCGCGGCAAGTGGCAGACGGCAAGATCACAGATTCGCGGCTGTTCTTCTTTCACCGGCAGGCCAGCGATGAACATGATCTGACGACGCCAGAAGGTGTGCGCGCCGCGGTGCTCGAAGCTTCTGGCCCGGTCGCCGTGTGGAGTGATATCGAAGGCATTATTGAGCAGTGGAACGACCCGACAGCCGACCGCAGTTATTTAGAACGTGTATGGCTTAACAGGCTTGTGCGGGCCAGCGACCGGGCGTTTGATGCGGTGCGCTGGAAGGAACTGGCGTTACCGGATTACGTGCCACCGGACGGCGATATGATTACGATCGGCTTCGACGGAGCGCGCTATCACGATGCGACGGGATTGGTGGCGACGCACATTGAGTCTGGCTATCAGTGGGTTCTTGGCGTATGGGAACATCCGCATGGCGTAGCCGATTGGGAAGTGCCGGTAGATGAAGTAGAGGCGGCTGTTGAGCAGGCTTTCATGCGTTGGGATGTGTGGCGCATGTATGCCGACCCGCCTTATTGGGAAACGTATGTCGCCAAGTGGGCCGGGCAGTATGGAGACAAGCGTGTGCTGGAATGGTGGACCAACCGGGTGCGACCGATGGCCTATGCGGTGAAGTCGTATGCCAACGCGATCGCTTCGGGCGAGTTGACGCACGACGGCAACCCGCACTTTGCGCGGCACATCGGCAATGCCTGTCGCCGGATGCTGACGCTGCGCGACGAGACCGGCGCACCGTTGTGGACGATCTACAAGGAGCGACCCGACTCGCCGCACAAGATCGACCTGGCGATGGCTGGGGCGTTGAGTTGGGAGGCGCGCAACGATGCGCTGGCGTCCGGTGTCGGTGGTCCGAGCGTATACGAAGAACGTGAGATGTTGCTGCTGTGAGAGAGATCGCGCTGGAACTTATTTTCATTGTGCTTGGCATCATATTGTTGGCCGTTGGGCTGGCATTCTGGTTTGGTTGGGAACGGGCTGCGGTTGCGGTGGGCGCGCTGCTGTTTGTGCTTGGCAGTTGGAGCGCGGCCACCACGCGCGCGGATAGGGGGCGCTGATGGGTTGGTTGGCTAGTCTGGTGCGATCCGAGAAGCGCACATTGTCACTGAGCGAACTTGACGAGTGGATGGACCACCAGCTTGGCGGCACACCGTCAAGTGTCGGTGTATGGATCGACCAATCGACGGCGATGACCAGCGCCGTGGTGTATGCCTGCGTGCAGGTTCTGGCGCAGACGATCGCCTCGCTGCCGCTGATCGTGTATCGCAAACTGCCGAACGGTGGCAAAGAACGTTCGCCGGAGCATCGCCTGTATTCAATCCTGCATGACGCGCCGAACCCGGAGATGACCTCTTACGAGTTTCGCGCCGCGCTAGTCGGGCATGTCTGTCTGTGGGGAAATGCGTATGCGGAGATCGAGCTGAGCGATGCGGGGGTGAATGGCCTGTGGCCGCTGCGGCCCGACCGTATGACGCCGACGCGCGACGATGGCAACCGGCTGGTATACGATTACCGGCTGCCGAACGGCCAAACGAAGCGGTTCCAGGCGTACCAGATCATGCACTGGCGCGGGCTGTCATCGAACGGCATCGTAGGGTATTCGCCAATTCAACAGGCCGCAGAGTCTATCGGTATGGATCTCGCCACCCGGCAATACGGGGCGCGCTTCTTTGGCAACGACTCGCGGCCCGGTGGCGTCCTGACGCATCCCGGCAAGCTGAGCGACGAAGCAGCGAAGAAGCTCAAGAAGCGTTGGGAAGAGGCGCACCGCGGACTCAACAACAGCCAGCGCGTGGCCGTTTTGGAAGAAGGCGTTAGCTGGACGACGATCGGCGTACCACCTGAGCAGGCGCAGTTCCTGGAGACGCGCAAGTACGGGCGGGCGGAGATCGCCGCGCTGTACCGGGTGCCTTTGCACCTGATAAACGACCTGGAGCGCGCGACCTTTAGCAACATCGAGCACCAGTCTTTGGAGTTCGTGAAATACAGCCTGATGCCGTGGCTGGTGCAGATCGAGCAATCATTCAAGCGGGATTTGTTCCAGATTTCGGACGGCAAGCGCACGCACTTTGCGGAACATCTGGTAGATGGTCTTTTGCGCGGCGATGTGGCGTCGCGCTATGCCGCTTATCAGATTGCTCGGCAAAACGGCTGGATGAACGCCGATGAGATTCGGGAACTGGAGAACTTGAATCCGATTGCTGGCGATGAAGGCACGACCTACTTGTGGCCGGCCAACATGGTTCCGGCACAGATGGCGCTTGAGCCACCTGAGCCGGAACCCATGCCGGTTGCGGAGCCAGCAGCAGAGGATGGGAACGATGAAGATGAAGAATGACGGCATCGAACGGCGCGACATGCTGGTCGAAGACCTTGAGTTGCGTGTCGATGAAGCCGGCGCGCCGACCGTTGAAGGCTATGCCGCGGTGTTCAACAGCCTGAGCGAGCCGCTGTTTGAGCTTGACAACGGGCGTTTCCGCGAAAAGGTCGCGCCGGGTGCATTTGCAAAGACGATCCGCGAACAAAACGTGCCGCTGCTGGTTGAACACGCCAACTTGCCGCTGGCGACGACGCGCTCCGGCACGCTGAAGTTGTGGGAAGACGATCACGGGTTGCGCTTCTCTTCGATGCTTGAACCAAGCGACCCGGATGTTATGCGCCTCGTGCCGAAGATGCGTCGGGGTGATATGGCGCGCTGCTCGTTTGGCTTCTACCCGATGCGCGAGACGTGGGACGAAAAGCAGCGCCCGCGCGTGCGCACGCTGCATGAAGTGAAACTGTACGACGTGTCAATCGTGGCCCGCCCGGCCTATCCGGCAACGGAGGCGAAGGTGCGCAAGCAACTTGCCGATGATGGGCTGGATGTTGAGAGCCTTGCCGAACTGTTGGTGCGGTTGCGGCAGGGACTTGAACTGAACGATGAGGATATGACGCTGCTGCGGCGCATTGTTGCGACGTGTCAGCCATACATAGATGCCACTGTTGCGGAGGCTGCGCCGGTCCACAGGGACCACCCAGCTGAAGCCGAACAGCCGGCAGAGACGACAAGCGCGCCGGATGTGATCGTCCACCCGCTGTCATGGTACCGCGAACAACTTGCACAACTAGGAGTATGACGATGGATATCGCAAAAATGAGTGAGCAGCGCACCGAGTGGGTTACGAAGGCGCGGGCTATGGTGGATGCCGCCGATGCCGAAGGGCGTGAGCTCTCGGTAGAAGAGGCGCGCAACTACCAGGACTATATGGGTCATGCCGAGCAACTTCGCACCCGCATCGAGCGCGAGGAAGAACTGCGCAAGCACGAAGAGGAGTTCGTGCGCAGCCACCAGGAGCCGACTCGGCCAGAGCTGAGCGAGCGCGAGGTGGCCGGCACGCCGACCAAGTTCCGCAGCTTTGGCGAACAGGCCCAGGCTGTGCTGCGAGCCGCCCGTCCGGGTGGGTTTGTTGATCCGCGCCTAACCCTGCGCGCTGTGATGGGCATGAGCGAGGGCTCGCCTTCCGATGGCGGCTTCCTCGTGCAGCAGGACTTCAGCGCGGAGTTGCTGAAGCGCACCTATAACACCGCAGTCGTGGCGAATCGCTGCCGGCGCATCCAGTTGTCGAACAACTCGAACAGCCTGAAGATCAACGCGATCGCCGAGACCTCACGGGCTGACGGCAGCCGCTGGGGCGGCGTGCGGGCGTACTGGACGGCTGAAGCGGGCGACAAAACCAACGCAACCCCGGCCTTCCGCCAGCTTGAGTTCAACCTGAAGAAGCTGACCGGCCTGGCCTACGTGACCGACGAGCTGCTGGAGGATGCCGGCGCGCTGGAGCAGGTGCTTTCGCAGGCATTCGCCGAAGAGATCGGTTTCAAGCTGGACGACGCGGTGATCCGCGGTACGGGCGCCGGTATGCCTTTGGGCATCCTGGCCTCGCCTGCGCTGGTGACTGTGGCTGCCGAGGGTGGGCAGGACGTTGACACCGTGATCTCCGAGAACATTATGAACATGTGGTCACGGATGTACGCGCCGAGCCGCACCAATGCGGTGTGGTTCATCCACCAGAACGTCGAACCGCAGCTCTTCCGGCTGGAAATGCCGGTGGCGCTCGGTGGGGTGCCGGCGTACATGCCGCCCGGTGGCCTGAGCGCGAGCCCTTACGGCACGCTGTTCGGCAAGCCTGTCATCCCGATCGAGCAGGCCGACACGCTGGGCGATGTTGGCGACATCATCCTCGCCGACATGGGCCAGTACATCCTGGTCGACAAGGGCGGGATTCAGAGCGCCGTTTCGATGCACGTCCGCTTCACCAACGACGAGACCGTGTTCCGGTTCGTCTACCGGGTGGATGGGCAGCCGTGGTGGCACGATGACCTGACCCTGTTCAACAGCACCACGACCGTTTCGCCGTTCATCGCGCTGGCGGCCCGGTAAGGAGTAGAGAGAGATGACTTCAACATTCAGCCTTCCTGAGAACCTGAAGGTCGTAGAACTGACCCCGCCTGCCGTTGGTGCGGGTGCGGTCATCACGAGTGACTACATCAGCCTGAAGAACGCGCACAAGGCTTGGCTGGTGATCCATTACGCGGACGGCAACGGCAACGCCGTCGTGTTGCAGCCGTTGAAGGCGACGGCAGTCGCACCGACCGGCTCTACCGCTATTACCAACGTGGTCAAAATCTGGTCGAACCTGGCGACCGCAACCGACGACACGCTGGTGGAGCGCACCGCGGCCACGTCGTATACGTTGAACGCGGCTGCGGCCAACAAGATCGTGATTTTCGAGATCGATCCGGCTGACCTGGGCGAGACTTACGACTGCATCGCCTTCAGCGCGACGACTCCGGCCGCTGCCGAATACATTTCGGCAGTCTGCTACCTGCAGCCGCGCTACATGAGCTGTGTCGGCCAGTCGCCTACGGCCCTGACTGACTGAGTGAAGTAGGGGAGGTCGCAAATGGCCTCCCCGGAAAGTGAGAAACGAAATGCCACACTATAACGCATCGACCCGTTTGGCCTTGATGGGTACGAACTTAGGTATCCGGGTGGACCGGACAACGGCGACGCTACCACAGACGGCCAATGGGGCGTTGTTCAACATTGTGGGCGGTCGGGTAGCCATGACGGCTATCCTGGGCGAAGTTACCGTGCAACTTGGCGCTGTTGGCAACCTGAGTCTGGAGAGCAATCCGACTACGGGCACCACGAAGGCACTTGATGCAGTCGTAGCATCAAACGTGAACGAGGTCGGGGCATTGTTCTCGATCACGGGTGTGGTAGGCGATGCCGCATTGCTGACTACGGCCGGCGAGGTTGCGCTGCAAGATCGCCCTGTCGCCTTGCCTGTTGGCGCGCTGGAGTTGAAGACTTCCGCATCCGCTGGCGGGCAAATGAAGTGGTCGCTGTGGTATGTGCCGATCGACGATGGCGCCTACGTGACCGCGGCATAGGGGGTGTGATATGGCAGTCCTGGCAACCAAGACGGTAAACGATAACCTCGTTTACTATGACAATGCCTATCCGCACCGTTGGCTGGATGCATTCGGGCCGAATGTGGCGAAGGTAGAACTGCGGGCGCCGTTGGCATTGCAAGCGGCAAGTAGCCTGGCCGCGTGGAAAACATCAGTTGTCAATGGTTCTACAATTGCGGACGTCGCAGGCGTGGCAGGCGGCGCGTTCCTGATCACAACTGACAGCGCAGACAATGACGGCGTGAACATCCATCCGATCACGGAGCCGTTTTACTGTGCGGCTGCATGGCCGCTGTACTTCGGGGCCAAGTTCCAGATCAGTGAGAAGACGCAGAGCGAGCTGTGGGTGGGGCTTGGTACGGCTGATGACGACTGGAACACGGCAGCTCCAGATGATTACATTGTCTTTACCAAGGCAGATGGTTCGACAAGCTGTGGCTTTTCTGTCGCCAAAAATGGCGCAGCATCGACGGTTGAAGGCGTGCATACGTTTGTGGATGCAACCGATGTGACGCTTGAGTTCTACTATGACGGCACGAATGTATACGCCTACGTCAATGGCGTATTGGCTGCGACGGTGGCGGCGTCTAATGCCGCATTCCCGGACGATGAACACATGACGCCGCACTTCGAGTTTACGACCGGAGATACGGCGGCTGAGACCAGCCAGGTCGCTTGGATCAGGGCGATCCAGATTCAGAATCCGTAAGGACCGGGGCCGGTTGTCGTGAGATGACCGGCCCAATGGAGGCACAATGGCAAATTACAGGCGAGATGTCTTCTTAGTGGCCGGGGGTGCCATTGCGCACACGTTCGGCCCGGTCACGTCACCGATGTATCTCAAAGAACTGCGCGTGCATGTGTCTGCGGCACCGACGACTTCGGAAAACTTTACGCTGACACTGCGCAGCGTGGACGGCGCAGAACATGACTTGGTGATCTACAAGATCGACCTGTCAGCGGCCAGCACGACGGATATCTTCAACACAGATTTCGGTATGCTGCTATTGCCCGGCGACGAACTCGCGGTGAGTTACATCAACACCGACGGTCGCACCATCGGCGTGCAGTTGATCTTCTCGTGAGGTGGTGACATGGCGCAATACCTGAATGGACAAGATGCCTTGCGGCCTGTCTCTTACCAGCGGGCGATCAAGTCCGTGGCGACGGTGGCAGCCGATGCCACGAACCTGTTTCGCTATACGGGCAGCATCCTGATTGTGGCGATCATCGGGCGTGTGACAACCGCGATTCAGCACCAGGCGACGGCTGTCAAGCTGCAGGTGTTGAGCGATAGTCTGGCCGCGTATGACATCTGCGCGACGAAGGACATCGACCAGTTTGCCATCGGTTCGTTGATTTCGATCACCGGAACGGCGGCGAATGCAGCGGCCTCCACTACGGTGGTTGGTGCGCTGGCGCCTGGGCAGGCCAATCCGGTAGTGGCGACGTGCGTCACGAGTGGCTACATCGCGCAGCACTCCGGGGCCGCTTCGACCGGGGCGATCACCTGGGAAATCCTGTGGCAGCCGATCAGCGCGGGCGCGACCGTCACGCCAGTGTAGCGATGAAGTAAGGGAGCCGTAGATGTATTACAGAGTACAGAATCCATGCACGTTCGCCGGGGTGGCGTATCAACCCGGCGACGTGATCGACCTTGCCGACGCCGAGTTGGCGGCGCGGTTGCTGCGCGAGGTTGGCGGTGCGGTAATGTTGACGAACGATCCGGCGCCGCTGCCGGTCGTCAAAGCCAAGCCGCTTGTGGTGGTTGTGGAAGAAGAGGCGCTTGACGCAGATCCACAACCGGAGGCGGCCAAGTCGAAGCGGAGCCACAAATGAGCATGAACTATGCGACCATCGGCGAACTAAAAACGCGCATCGGGATCACGGACACGACCGACGATACGGTGCTGAGCGCGGTGCTGGAGGCATGCAGCCGCAGCATCGACGGCTACTGCAACCGCTCATTCGGTAAGACGGTCCCGGGTACGGTGCGCTACTTTACGCCGGTGGACGCGGATGAAGTGCTGATCGATGACTGCGTAAGTCTGACTGAGGTTGCGACGGACGCGGACGGCGACCGGACCTACGAGGATACGTGGGCCGCCACGGACTACGATCTGCTGCCGGAAAACGCCGGCACGAACACGCCCTACCTGACGATCGCCACGACGCCGGACGGTGACTACGGCTTCCCGCGCGTGCGCAAGGGACTGAAGCTGACCGGAACATGGGGCTGGCCCGAAGTGCCACCACCTGTCCGGGAAGCCTGCTTGATTCAAGCCTATCGCATCTTCAAGCGTAAGGATGCGCCGTTCGGCATCAGTGGTTCGCCGGAAATGGGCATGATGCGCATCGGGCGGTTGGACCCGGACGTGCTGTGGTTGCTCGATCCATATCGCAACCTGGCGGTGACGTGATGCGCATCGACATCGACGCAACGGGTATGGAACAAGCACTGAAGCAACTTGATCCGCAGCACGCGCAGGCCGCGCTGATTCGCTGGTACGACACGGCGATCAAGTACGTCAAGCAGGAATTGCGTGCGCAAGCGCCGAACACGCTGAAAACGAAAGTGCGCAGCA